AAAATGTATGGAGATAATAGTCCAACAAAAAGACCGGAAGTTAGAGCAAAAATAAGTGCCAAGAATAAGATAAAGTTAAAAGGAAAAATAGTTTCTGAAGAAGTAAAACAAAAAATATCAAATACTTGGAAAGAGAAATTGAAAAACAATCCAAGAGATATATCATATTATACAGAGAACTTAAAAAAAATGACAGAAAGAAATAGAACTGATTTGGAAAAACATAAAAAACACAGTGAATTTATGAAAAATCAATCTTATGCATCTAAACCAATAATACATAACAACATAATATACCCATCTTTAGTTGATGCTATGAAAAAAACTGGACTTTCCAAATATTATATTTTTAAACAAGGCGGTAAATTTATCAATAAGGTGAGATAATGGCACAAGGTTTTGGGCAAGATGTTCAACGACAATCTGCAAGAGTTTCTCAACTTAAGAGAAAACTCGATGGTTCTGAAGATGCGGACTTGATTATGATGAATATTTTGGAAGTGTTCAGAGAAATAGAGTATGTTCCAGACCCAGGAAACTATTATACTTTTGTATACATTCCCAAAACTCCTGATATTCAATACGATGAGCATCCATTAGTTGCGGTGACTGAAGTTCAACGATGGGGTTTTCGAGGATTTAATTACCATTGGGGTATGATGAGAAATTATACTTGGCAAGAAGTTGCTGGAGCACTTCATCTTGTCAAACAAAATGAGATTAATTATCTTCGTTCATTACCTTTCGGTAAAATCAGGACTAAATAACTAAAAAGTGTCCAATGACATCAAGCAAATATACATTGGGCGGAGAGTATTATCGAACTGATATTATTGGTAATGTATCTACGGTAATAAGACTTCCAGTAACTCCTGCTCCTCAATCAGTAATAGATACAGCAGTATCATCAGGAAACTTAAATTCTGATGGGTCGATTAATTATGCAAATATTTTTGGAAAGGGAAACTATGAGCAACTTGCTGCTCCATCTTCGTGGATGGGAGAATTGGCAAATAATCCTTCATACTGGAGTACAATCAATCAATCGATAGGTGGTGAAATTGCAAATGTAGCATTTTCTGAGGAAACTAGTTTACTTTCATCAGTTGACACTCCAAATAAAGATGCTAATCAAGATTCAACATTAGGAAATAAAACAGATTTAAGATATCCACTGAATAATGATGGAAGTTATGATTACTTATTAATTACAACTTATAAGTATGATGATTCAAAACCAGGAGATGCGGATAGATTACTTTCTGGGCAAGGATTTAATGTTGAATTAAGACGGTCATTTAAAGATGGTCCCACAATTGCTCTTCCAATGCACCCAGGAATTTCCGATAGTAATTCTGTTGATTGGGGTTCTGATAGTTTAAATCCACTTCAGTTAGCAGGTGCAAGACTTGGTGCTGGATTGATAGAAAATTTATCTCGTTTCAATTTCGGTGCGGCCGGATCTGATGCTCTAGAAAGTATACGAACATCTCTTTCACAAGCTGGATTAGCAATAGATGCAAATGATATTATATCATATTTTGCCGGACAAGCAGTTGGAGCAAATATCTTTACTCGTTCCACTGGAAAAGTTATAAATCCAAACTTAGAATTGCTTTTCAGAGGACCCCAACTCAGAACATTTAATTACTCTTACAGATTTACTCCAAGAGAGGAAAAGGAATCTAAAGTAATCAAACAGATTATAAAACACTTCAAAAAACATATGGCAGCAAGAAGAAATAATGTAGGTTTGTTTCTTAAAACACCATATGTTTTTAAGTTGACCTATGTATATTCTCAAGGTGGACAACATCCATTCTTGAATAAGATTAAACCGTGTGCTCTGACAAACTTTAATGTTGACTATACTCCAGATGGAAGTTATGCAACATATACAGATGGATCAATGACTTCATATACAGTATCAATGCAGTTCTCAGAAATTGCTCCAATCTATGAAGATGATTATAAAGACACCGACAACGATATGGGTTACTAAAAATGGCAAGACCTTACTTTAGACAAGTACCAAACTTTGAATATGTTAATCGTAATGCAGATAATCTTGACATATCAAATTACATTGAAGTAAAGAACCTTTTCAAAAAAGGAAAACTTCGTCCTGACATTTTCGGCAATCTAAACTTCTTTACAAAGTATAAGATTATTGGGGACGAAAGACCAGATAATGTTGCATACAAACTCTACAATGATTCTACATTAGATTGGGTAGTTCTTCTCTCAAATAATATTCTTAATGTTCAAACTGAGTGGCCATTACCCCAGACATCTTTTGATCAAATACTCTTGGAAAAGTATGGATCCTATGAAACTCTATACTCTGGAGTTCATCATTATGAAACAGTAGAAGTCAAAAACTCCAGAGGTATTACTGTTCTTCCTGGTGGACTTAAAACTCCAAATACTTGGAGAACCAATGGAAACTTTATTCAAGTAACTAAAACATCAATCAATCAAATCTTTGCTGGAAGTGCAGGAGTTGCTTCCACAACTGTTACCGTAACAATGAATAATGGTATTCAAGGTTTAAGAGTTGGTGATCAAGTATCAATCAATAATGTAACAGAGTCAGTATTTAATGGAAAATTTGTAGTGACTTCAGTAATAGCACCATCTAATGATATTGCTGTGGTATTTACTTATGAATTATCATCTACCCCATCAGTTGCAAATCCAACAGTCAATGGAACTGAAGAAGTTTTATTTACCATTGAAGGAAACCTTGGTGTGGGTAATGCATATTATTACGAATATTATGATGATGGTCTTGGTTATTATGTGACTTTACCATCCACAGAGGTAGTAACAGCAGTTACAAACTATCAATATGAATCTGAAATAGAGGATAATAAGAGAAATATTTTTACACTTAAACCACAGTATCTCAATGTAGTCTTTAATGATCTCGATGATATTATGCCATACAAAAAAGGTAGCACTCAGTATGTGAATGCTACCTTAAAGAAAGGAGATAATATCAGACTGTTTGAATAATCAGTCTTCTGCCAACCTCTGGAAATAACTCAGAGCATCATCCTCATCCTCATCAGACTTAGAGGAACTCAAGTTGTTGAGTTGAGCACTTAGGTCTTCGGGAAGTTCAGACTTCTGTGAACGTGAGGAGAAGTCAGGAGTATACGAACCACGATCATTATCTTCTTCATCAACCTCTTCGTCCAAACGAGGACGTGGTGCAGGTTTCTGACCCAGAACATACTTCAGACGCTTTTCAAGATCTTCATAGGACTTGAACTGGTCGGGAGCAACAATAGCAGAGAGAGAATACTCTTTCTTCCACAGTGCTTCCAGAGCATCATCGTCATCCAACAGTGCAGAAGAACGATCAAACTCAGACTTGTCGTAGTTCCAGTAACCTTCAACCTTACGGATCTTCAAACGGAAGTTAGCACCAGCCCAGAAGTCAAAAGGATTGATGGGTTCTTCATCTTCAAATTCAGGTTGCATTGCATTCAGAATCTTATCAAAGATCTTCTTGCCGAACTTGAACAGAAAGACTTTACCTTCGTTCTCAGGATGTGCAGGATCCTTTACAACATAGATATTGCTGTAGTAAGACAGTTTGCGTTTCTGCTTACGCACAGTTTCCTTATCTTTTTCAGTACCACTGTTCCACAGTTCTCGATTGTACTCAGAGACAGGATCTTTACCACCAGTAGTGGTCAAAGAGTTCTCAATGTACCAACCACCAGGACCTTGGAAGGCGTGAGAGTACATCTTGACCCAAGGAAGATCTTCTCCCTCAGGAGCAGGTAGGAAACGAATGATTGCGGAACCAACACCAGTCTTGTCCATCTCTGGTTTCCAGAAACGATCGTCTGGACCACCACCACTGGTGTTCATTTTTTCTACTTCCTTCACCAGTTTCTCAGTAAGAGAACCCAGTTTAGATTGCTTCTTCAGATTTTCAAATGACATTTGTATACCTCGGATTGTTTGGATTTGGCCTGTGTGTACTCCATTAGTTTACAGGTCAGAACCTGTATTGTCAATGCGTTCCTTCATGGTTTCAAGAAGTTGCGTCATGTTACCAAAGATAACATTCATATCAACGTTGGAAGGAAGTCCCATCATCTGAGCAGATTCTTGAATTCTTTCCTTCATCTGAATTGCTTGAGGGTCATCAGAAAGTTTAAGACGAGTATAAAGAATCTGTTGCTTATTCAATAATCTCTCTAAGAGAGCAACATGAAATAACTTTTCCTCTCGATTCATTCGAGGAAACTCAAATACATTTCTATAGATATCTTCCTGAAGATCAGAAATTTCAGCCATCTCAGCACGGACGACTTCAGAATCAAAAAAACTCATGTTCCCCCAACGACTTCTTTAAGTATTTTTTTATAATGGAATACATCTATATGTAGGAAAGGTGAATACTTTCTCATTTTTAAACTGACGGTTTCCCACACAGGGTCTTTTAGTTTCTTATCAAAGTTCTTCCCGAACAGGAATATCTTATCGTATATCACCAGTGTTTCTATACTGATATTACCGATCAAGAAATTTTTTAAGAGAAGTGGATGTCCCTTAGAACAATCAAACACTTCTTCAAATTTGTCTTCAAATAATTGTTGAGATTCTTCCTTAAACAAATAAGAAAGAGATTGAATTCTTTTCTGCCAAGACTTATATCTCAATTCTCCTTCTTTAATTAATTCACCAATCCATACTGTCTGAGGATCAGTGCAACTAATAAAGTTTGCAACAAAAAAATCTATAACTTCTTTATCTTCTTTTTGTCTGGATAACTTTTCAAACCAGTATCTATCCTTCCGTTTATAAAAGGATTGTAGTGATGCACGACTCTTACCTTGATACTTGTGATAATCATAAGAATCTTTTGTGAAATGATTCTTCAGAGCAAGGTAAGTCTTATAAGTATCAAAAGGCACCATTCAAAAAAGTAATATAGGGATTTTTACCGGGAAAATTTTTCCACTAAAAATGAAATTAAAAAACCAATCTGGCACGAGAAGTCTTCTTCAAGAAGTTTAACTCCATGGCTTCGTATTTAATCTTTTCTTTCAATGGTTTTGAAATAAGTTTTGGAACAGACTCAACATCAATACTATTCTTTTCACAAAAGTGAACGATGGCATCAATGTAATTCATATCCTCATTATGTTGTACGAGATTCTCGATCTCTTGGGCAAATCGAGAAGGACAGAAAAACTTATTCTCTAGTGCTTTTTCTAATTGATTCTCCATTTGACCTAACACAGTGATGTACAATCTTTTTCCTCAACTTTTGTTCATTCTAACACAAAGGAATAAAAAGTCAAGAAACTTGTTCTAACTTATCGTTTACAAATTTCTTGATATATTGCGTAAGCAATTTTATGTATTTTTTCTTGTTGTATTCTTCGTAGACTTCTACTTCTCCATTCTCACAAGTCATAATAATTACAAACTTCTTTACAGATAATCCAGTGAGTTCATGAAGCATACACGCATATGCACAGCACTGAACGAAGTATCCATCAATCCACTCTCGTGGTTTAGGTTGTTTAGAAGTCTTAAAATCGATGATTGAAAGTTCTCCATCAAACTCTGCGATGCAATCGACAGTGCCTGCAACACCCAAGTATTGACTATAGAGAGAACCTTCAAGGGCATAAATGTTATTTATACGTTTAAGAGCAGGGATTGCAATTTGAAAGAGATGTTCTGAAATAGGAAGAACATCAGAGTTGCAATCCATGTTCTTCAGATACTGTTCAATTAAAGTATGAGTATCTGTTCCCCGACTTGTTGCTTTACGAGTAATGCGATCTGCTTCATCATCACCAACCTTTTTACGCCACGCAGCAAACTTTTCTTTACTGAAATGACTGATTACTGATGTGATAGAAACAAACTTTTGAAGTTCTTCTGAAGTAGGAACTTTATAATAACGAACTCCATCAATAGTCTCCCTCTCAAGTTGAGGGAGATTCAATTCAACATGCTCAAACATCACAAATTCAATTCCATCTTAGCAACAAGATACTCCTTACAGAGACCAGAACGAACAATATCTTCGACACCAAATTCAATCATAGACATTGAAGGCATCACTCTCAAAATTCTTATAAAATCAACAATACCATTACGTTCATTTGTTTTCACAAGGTCTGATTGAGTTGCATCACCACAGAACATAATTTTAGAGTTCTCACCGACACGAGTAATGATACTATCAAGTTCGTGGAAGTTCAAGTTTTGGAATTCGTCAACGATAATAATTGCATTATCAAGTGTAGTTCCACGAATAAAAGAAGTGCTCCAAAAACTAATCGTTCCTTGAGTTTTCAGATTGCCATACAACATTTCAAATGCAGAATCATCAGGCATTTCAAACATATACTTTACCATATTCTTATAAGGAATTTGATAAAGACTTGACTTATCCTCGTGGTCTCCTGGAAGGAAACCAATTTCACGAGTTGCAACCAAAGACCTTACAATATAAATCTTTTCGTAAGGTGTTCTCTCATCCAAAACATCACGCAATGCATTGTAAAGAGTGATGAATGTCTTACCAGTACCAGCAGCACCGTAAGCCACAACGTTTTGTTGAAGTTTATATTGTTTAAACAGTTCCTCTTGATTATCAGTAAGAGGCTCAATCGTCTTTATGATATCAAGATTGATTGGTTTCTTGCGTTTCATTTGTCTATTGCTCATTCCAAATGGCACAGGATTTGATACTCTTTTTTTCGGCATGTAATCAATTAATCGGTTTTACTTTAGAACCTGGCATCTTAGCTGCTTTTTTCAAAACATCATTCCATCCAGGATGTTTAACTCTGAGTTTATCATAAACTTCACCAATCTCACCAAAGTTTGGGAAAGTAGATGGATCGGAATAATCTCTTTCCCAATCAGGATTGTCTTTCTTCCACTGGTCCCAGTCATGAACACTCATCTTGACTTCTTTTTGTTCACCAGTTTGTTTGTTAATAACGGGATATACTGCCATAAAATTTTCTAAGGTATAGGGATATTTATTAAGACCACTCAAGTGCTTCAGACACTGCGGGAAACTGTTCATTAAAGATAGAACGAACTTGTTCAGCAATCTCCATGTGTTCCTTCTGTGTACCGTGTGCGGATCGAAGATCGATATAATGAATCCAAGAGCGCACTGAGCCTGTCATATACAATCTTGTAGGAGTTGCTAGAGGCAATACAAACCTTGCACACTCTTTTGCTACTCCTGCCTCTAGGAGACGATTGTAGAGTTGCATACCACGTTCAAAATAAAGACGAATCTCTTCAGTCATCTGCAGTTTCAAATAATCAGGGATATCATCAATAGAGTTCTGACGATTCTTTGTATCCTGACGACGCAGTTCTGGCAGAGGAATAGTCTTACTCAAAAGATTACTATCAGCATATCGTTGCGAAAACTCTTGATATGTAAAAGAACGGTGTCTAAGAATTTGAGCTGCAAGACCACGAGTTGTATTGATTTCTACAGTAAGAAAAGCTTGTTCGAAGATTGACCAGTGCTGATGCTTGATACAGTATTTTAAA